AGCCATTATTTTTATTAATACACTTTGAGTTATTTATTTATTCTTCTTCTTCAGATTCTCCGGAGGATTGAAGTTGATCTTCTCCGAATAAACTTGATGCTACTTCAGGTCGAAAAGCATCGATTTTTTCTGCTGATTTTGCAAAAAGAATATCTTTAATTTTATCGCTAATCTGAGATGGAGATTCGTCAGCGATAATCATGTCCAGAAGTTCATCCATTTTTTTAATTCAAGTTGTAATCTTTTGTATTTATATAGTGCCACCCTTGGGCATCTTCATTGGACCTGCATCAATTTCTGCAGCAGTTGCATCTGCATTTACTGATGAGGCATCAATTTCAGGTTCTACGACTGGTTTACCTAGATCCATTTGTTGTTGATCTAATGGCATTCCTGTATTTGGATCTACTGGAATACTTGGATCTGGAATAATACCTTTTTGGATTTCTTTCTGAATTAACTTATCTTCTTCAATAATTTCTTGATCAGTTTGACGAAGAATTTTTCTTCTCAAATAATCTTGTGAGAAATACTTTCCAACATAAGGTTCTGCAGTTTGAACCATTGAAAGTCGTTCATTAAGAAGTTCTGCATCCTTAAGTTCTGCAAAGTGGTTATCGTATAGGAAGTCATATTGAATATGCTCTTCCATAAGTTCCCAATCTTCGGGAGTAATAATATTCTTAAGAATCAACTGAGTTTTTAACATGTCATTAAACATGTATGAAAATCTTTTTCTCAAACGAGCAACAAACTTACTGAACTTAACTTCATCACGAAGAATTTCTGAAGAACGACCTAGGTTAAATCCACCTTCACCATCCATTCTTGATGGAGGAACATTGAGTGAGCGGTATAGTTTTTTCTTAAAGTATTCAATATCAGTGATTTCACCTAAGTTTTGTCCACCTGGAAGTGTGGTGATCTCAGTTCCTCTTCCACCTTCACGGCGAGGAAGCCAAAAATCTTCAAGCATACTCATGAACTTTTTATCATCACGGATTTCTCCTGTTGATGCATCATAAACAAGTTTGTTACGATAGCGCATCATAACATCACGAAGATATTGTTCTGCCTTTACCTTCGGTAGATTGCCCACATCAATGTAGAAAATTCTACGTTCAGGGGCACGAGACAATCTATAGATAACAAGTGAATCCTCAATCATGCGGAGCTGATTGAGAGACTTGATTGCTTTATGAAGATATGAGAGTGTTGAACCTTTATTTCTATCAACAAGGCCAGATGAGCAATATGTGACCGAATCTCTAGTCATTTTAATTCCCCCAGTTCCACCTAGAGCAGATGGATTATTGGTTGGATAATTCATCTTTGGATTGTAGATGAAATATTCCTCAATTTCAGGAAACTCATAATCCATTGGATTGTCTGCATTTACATTAGACAATCTGAAATTATCTTTATTCGTTTTCTTTTGTTGACGAACAAAACGCATTTTCATTGCGTCAATATAACGAAGTTCTTGAATGCCTTCGTGTGGATTTTTGAGGTCAACTACTTTGTGGTAAAATAACCTTCCGTCAATATACCAGTTTCTATAGATTTCGTGTGATTTTCTATCAAAATCTAGAAGTTCGAGGATATATTTAAACTCTTTTCTTATTTTTGTTTTAATGCCATCGCTAGCATTTAAGTTTGATAGTTCAATTTGTACTGGACTATCATTCGTATCTGATACAATTGCTTCATTTACAATATCTTCAATAGCACTATCACACTCTGGATGGAGTGCCATTTCACGATATCTTTTAATTAAGTCAAATTCTGTTCTATAAACACCTTCAATGTCAACATAAGAACCAAAAAAACCACTAGTCAAATAATGGTCAACCCCGTCCTCATTATTAGGAGGAACGGGGGAAACCGCACTTGGTGATAGTTGTTCAGTATCCTCAATAGAGAATCCAAATAATTTTGCCATAATTTATTAAACTGATTGATTCCTTTTCAGTATTTATGCAATCAAATTATGCTTGGTCTCTTGTCCAAGCACCTGGTTCCCAGTATTGAACTTGGAATTCAACTGAATATTCTTCAATTGTGTCTGAAGAATCATAAGAAAGATCGATTGCAGAAATATTGGTTGGAAAAATATCAAAGAAAGTGTATGTTTTTAATGGTGCAATTGGTGAACCATTGACAATTGAAGAATTTGAAGAAGATTCAATTCCATTGTCAGCACCTCTTCCAAGTTGATGGACAAGTGCATTTGTCATATACTCGCCTGGTTGTGTAGCACCAGTGTTATTACTATTCTTACTAATTCCTTGCATCCATGCTTCAAAAGCATTTCTTATCAAGAAGTTTTCGTCATTGATGATGGTAACGGTCCAAACATCGAAGGTTCTGTCTCCTGCAACTTTTAATGTACGACCTCTGAATGGAACTTCAATAGGTGCAATGTTTGATGCTGGAAGTTGTGCAGCTTTACACATGAACTTGAATAGATCTGCTTCCTGGTTATCGCCAGTTCTCCAAACATTTCCACCTGCCGCAACAGGGAATGATGGTATTTCAACTTCAAATAGGTTTGGTCTTGCTCCACCTCCAGCAAGTTTTGATTTGAAAGCGGTGATTGTTCTGAGAGTGGACATTTTGAGTTCCTCCTTCTGTAATTAATTTAGGTTAGATTAAACTGATCCAGCCACTTCTTCAAAACTTACCCCTGTTCTAGTAGCAACAAACGTAAGTGTGATGTAGTTGATTGACTTGGTTGGTTTCAGGAAGATGTCAGCTCTAAACTCATTATTATCAATCACATCTGGAGTATTGTTTGACTCATCGCAGATAACGATGAAATCATAAATACCTCTCTTTGCTTGAACATCGCGTAGGTATGGTTCAACAATGTTGACGAAGTTAGATCTTGTTGTTTGATCATTCAGTTCAAACAGTTGTGCTTGAGCAGATCTTTCGAGTGCTTGCTCGACTGTGAGGAACAATCTACGAACGTTGATTCTATCAAAAGCAGAAGGATAGGAAAGTGCTGTCTTATCACCGAAGAGAAGAACACCAACTCCTGGTTGATTTACAATAGCATTAACTCTTGCAGTATAGAGAACGTCTCTCTGTGCTTTTGAAGGATTATACGAAAGTTTGATTGCATTATTCAGAACACCTCTTTGCTGACCAGCAGGTGAGAACCATGGGAATCCAGTAACATTTGTTCTGGTCATCAATCCTGCAATGTCTCCGTTGCAAGGAATATATCTGAATGTATTATTGAAGCGATCATAAGTGTACTTATAACCACTATCAAAGATTGCATATGAAGAAGACGTAATTGGTGAGAAGAATCTAATTACGTTATCTGTTTGCGTATCTGTATTTGTAATGTCAACAACACCAGCTCTATGTGGAGAGATGACTGCAACGCAATCCTTTCTGCTTTCGGCAACTGCAATCAGTTTGTTTGCTTTTGCTTGAGATTCTGATTCTTGAAGAAGACCAGGACCATTAAGCAGATAATCTACTTGAATTTCGTCCTTGTTTGCAAAGAGATTGTATGCAGTTGAAATTGCACCTAGATCTGCTTGCATTCCACCACCAGCAGAGTAATCAACACCTGAACTGAGAGTGTAGGTTACATTTCCCAATGCACTGAATGTAATTCCTTGTGCATTTTGTCCCCACAGACCTTGACCAGTTGTGTACTTGGTAAATGAAGTAGAGAAACCAGTTGCAACAGGAACTGTTCCATGATATGCATCCTCTGCCTGAGAAGGATTGTATCCAGCATAAAGATATTGTGAGAAATCTGCAAGGTAATTCTTGTACCAGATCTTCTGTGGAGAATTAACCTGAGAAACTGAGTCAAGTGACTTAGAAACACTTACATGCTTTTCTAGAAGGTTTCCTTGAATTCCAGTAACTGTTCCGTTATCGTCTACAATAGCGATGTGCATCGCATCATTCTTACCGTTTCTAGCGGCAGAATATGCATTTGTTCTTGGTTTAGGTGCAATGGATTTCCAGAAGATTACTGAGTTGGTAAGACCAAGAGTTTGTTGATCATACCAATCAAGAACTTGTCCAGCAGCTGCGCCAGCACTTGCAGAAAGACCAGTGTTAATTCCAGAGTTGTTTACAAAATAAAGAGTATCTGTTTGCTCGAATGAAGCAACCGAATTTCCTTCAGAATATGTGATAGAAGTTTCAGTTCCTGCGGAAGAAACTCTTGAAACAACCTTAACATCAATTGTGCTGCTTCCGTTTGTGGTATCTGTAGAAACGCCAGTGATAATTCCTTTTAGATATCCTGTGAAAGAACTTGTAGTTCCTACACCAGCAATCGCAGTGCTAGTAATTGCAGTAGTAATACCATAACCAACTTGAGCACCAATACTGCTTAAGTCAGTAGTGTTAATACCAATTGTTTGGTCTGCAAAATCGTCGATGAAGCAAACTTTAAGATTGTTTGCCCAAGAACCTGGATTCTTTGCAGCATATACAAACTCTACACCTTCACTGGACCACGAATTATTGTAGTTATCATAGTTTTTAATTTTTGCATTTGCAGTTGCTGCATATCCCACTGCAGCGTTTGCATTGTTGAGAGATGAACCATCAACTCTTGCAACCTTAAGAACACCACCATATGAGAGGAATGATGATGCGGTCATCCAATACTCGTACTGAGCATCAGTTGAGATTGGTCTTCCAAAAGTGTTAATTAATTCTTGCTCTGTTGTGATGTCAATTGCTTGCTCTACAGGACCAATCGCAAAAGGACCCGCAATTGCACCAATATTATCTAATACGTTATCAGCTCTCCCAACAGTTAAGTCAACTTCCCTAGTAAGTACCCCAGGAGATAATTGAGGAGTCGCCATGTTTTTCTCCGTAAATCTCAGTTTATCTAAAAAATATTTATTAAAATGTTATTTTTCAGGTGGAAAACATGACGTGAACTGTTTACCAATCAGGATATTCCCATTTATCCAAAACTTTTGATACCATTCTGTTGGCAACGACTCTTTTTATAGCACATTCCTTACACTCATAAGCATATGATGAAGCAACAGGACCTCTTTTTTTGTGAGTTCTATAAAAACTCTCTATTAAATTTTTAACTTCCCCACAAGTTCTACATTTTCTATCGTTAAGCAATAAATGACTTAGTTTTATTTGCTTATCAATATCCATTACATATACTCCCACATATATGATCGATCACCATATTCGTCAGTAAACCATCTATCGCCTTCAGCATCAACAAAACTATTACCATCTAGTCCATCTGATATAAAACCAAAAGGTGCCATATCTTGTTCTATCTGATTCTTTTGCTCTTCATATAATCTTTTTCTTACGTCTTGATCAGTAAGTTCTTTAAAGTAATCTTGTGCAACTAACCATGCATAGATAACCAAACACATTGCCAAGTCATCATTACACCCTTCTTCTGCTTCAAATGAGTTATGCTTTTGAATAAACGTAGTTAGTTCTGAAATGATTTCATAATCATTCAGATAGAGTTTATCCTCTTCAATCATTGTTTTAAGATTAAGACACCCAACCTTTTTGACTGTCTTGGACATCTTTACGCCCAACTGAGTTTTCTTTCCAGAAAATCCTTGACCAACAATTTGGCCAGCACGACCTCTCATAGAGCACATAAGAAGATTTTTATATTCTAAATCATATTGAAGAATACTTGCTACTTGATCGCCAACATCATTGACCTCGCATAGGATGTATGCATCGTTATAACTTCTTCCAACTTCATCAATGATACTTGGAAAAAGCATCGGTTTAATTTCATTATTTCTATACTTTGCAACTACTTTATGAGGAAACTCTGTGATGTCCACGACAGTAAATGCAGAGTAATCATTCCCAACACCTCTAGCAACGTCTACAGTGACCAGATAATCATTATTCTCTATAGGGTCTACATATACATCTAAACCTGCGCTGCGCGTCTTAGGATGGTCGTAGACGAGGTTTCTGAGTTTAGATGGTGCAATTAATGTATCAACGGATCCTAAGAACTCACACTCAAACTCAACTTTGAATTGTTGTTCTGAAGTGTTTGCAATAGTTTGTGCTTTCCATGCTTCATCTCTTCCTGGAACCTCACTCCAGTGAACATCAGTAAATACATATTCATTTTTCCCTTTCTCCGCATCGTGCCACATGCGGTAGAAGTGATTCATACCGTGAGGCGTAGATACAATAATTACTTTTGTGTTTTTACCTGAAGTAATCGTTGGATATACAGACGCAAAGAATGAATCTGCAATGTGATTTGGAACGAACGCAAATTCGTCCAAAAATAAGATGTTGAATGACATACCACGAACCGCAGAAGCAGAAGTAGAAGCAGCCAAGATTTTACTTCCGTTCTCAAGTTCAAGAGAACCTTTGTTCCAAGAGATGATTCCTTGTTGCATCCACTTTGGTAGATTTTCATATGCTGTCTGCAATCTGTCTAATAGTTCTCTAGCAGTTGCTGCTTTGTTTGCAAGTATACCAATATTTACATTATCATTAAACACTGCAAAGTGTAGAAGAAATGATACTACAGTCGTAGATTTACCTGTCTGCCGAGGCATCTTACAGATATTAAATCTATGATTGTGGAAATTATTAATTAACTTTTCTTGGAAGTGATATGGTTTAAAAGTTTGCAATCCGTGATCAAGAGTAACAATCTTTACATAGTTGTTTGCAAAATAAACAGGATCATCCTTACACTTAATGAATTCCTCAATTTGTTCTTGAGTAAACTCAATCGGTGTATTAGCCTTTTTTAATAACGGATTGCCAAGATATACATCACTCATAAAAATTACCTCTGTTCAATCCAGTTCAGAACTGCAAGTGCTTTTTTGTTAGTATTAGGACTCGCACAAGCAAGAGTATAAGTATCACTGATTGTTCCAATACCACTTCTACCCAACTGAAGTGCTGCTCTAACATCAAGATCAACTAATGTACCATTACCATTAATTACAAAACCACTCAAAAGAGTATTTCCACCAGTCGTTGCAGTTTCAGTAATATTATATTGCATAAAGGAGTTTGGATCTGGATGATTTACCCAAGTTCCACCCGTGTTTGTTGCATTTTCAATAAGTTCCCAATAGACATTTGCATTATCATCCGTTGCTGCTTGTAATGATCTCAAAAGCATCACCGCACCTAGATTACTAGATTTTAGACGAAGACTTATAATTGGATAGAATGTATTTGCAAGAGGCATCGTTGTCCCTGTGATGGGATTTGATATACTTTCAAGAATTCCAAGTTTTTCTGGTTCTCCTTCCTGAATCAGAGAATTGGAACCCTGATAAAGATAATGAGTTCCTGCAACACCCGTTACATTTTCTATCTCAACTCTGATTGGTAAGAATGGAGTAGAACACCACACTCCTGGATTAGTATTTGAGTTCTCAAAAGTATGACTTGGAATAGTTTCATTCTTCATCAACCAAGCAAATTCTACAATTCCAGCACCATACCATTCATAATTAATGGAGATCATTTGTTGTTTGGTTGGATCTGCAGTAACTCCAGTGTATCCATTACCATCAAACTTTTCACCATTCCAATCTTCTCTGAATACTCTGGTTTCTGTAACAATTCCAGTTACACTACTGCGAATTACATAAGAATAAGTGCCTCCATTATCCTCAAAGAAAATACCATTATTAT